CTTCAAAATGCAATGCCGCCCCGCCACAGGCTATGACACATGGCCGCAGGGCACTGACCGCACGGGCAAAGTCCACGCCTACATCGGCAACCCGGCCTATGCAGCGGGGCTGGATGCCGACGGTAACGTCACCTGCGGCACGGGCTTGCCGCCGCTCAATTACAGCAGCCATAACACAGACGTCGCCAAATGGCGCGCCCGCGGGTCGCAGTACAGCGGCGCGAGCGGCAACCTGATCAAGTGGCAGCTTGCCATGATCCGGCTGAAGTACGCGCGCAAGGGCAACTCCGGCACGATTGAAGGCTGCACGGCGTACAATTACCAGTATAAGGCTGCCGCAGCTGAGACCGGTGTAACCCGCGTGCTGCTGACCGCCACGCAGGCGAAAAATCTCTTTGTCGGCAGCAGCGTCATTGTGGGCGATACCGGGACGGGCACCAGTGCCGATCGCGGTACAGCCAGTATGTACAAGCTGGCCAAAAACGTGCGCATTAAGAGTATCACAGATGTAACGGTAGATGGCACTGCTTATAAAGCTGTAAACCTGGACACAGAGACGCCATTTGACATAACCACCGACACCTACATCTCCACTATGCCGTACTGGAGCGGTTGGAACGATACGGTGCAGGGCTATGACGGCAGCCGGTACAGCCCCACCACAGGAAAAGAACCGGGGCTGATACAGCGCACCGAGTTCCAAATTGGCGCATACCTAATTATTAGTGATGAGCTGTGGCAGTGGGGCACGGATGCGGATGGCAACTACACCTTTGATTGCTACACCTGCCACGACCAAAGCAAGGTGAACGGCAGCAGCATTACCAGCGATTACACCAAGCAAGAGGATTTGACGCTGGTGTTCCCCGCTGGGAGCAGCAGCGGCTGGCAGTACATTGAGGATACGGCAGTGGCAGAGGATAAAGCAGTTCTGTGGCCGGATACCGTTAGCACGGTAGCCGGTAGCGGTACCGGGTGTAAGGCTGGCTTCTACGTTGGTCTGGCAACGAGTGGGGTCCGTGCCGCGTGGGCCTGCTGCAACCTTAATAACAATGGTAATGCGGGGTTGCCCGCGCGCAATTCTAACAATTCAACAGGTAACAGTAACTGGAACGGGTCTGCTGGCTCGCCTGGCTTAGTTTGGGGGCAAAGTGCCCCTTGCACCGAAAATATATATTGCGCCGTATATTCCGCCCCTATCGGGAAAATTGTGCTGAAACCAGCGGAGGCTAGTAGCTGTGGCGAACGCCACCGAAGACACAAACCAAGAGGTGAAACTGGTGAAGACCTACTGTAAACCGGCAGATGTAAATGTTGAGGATTTGGAGTTTATCCGGCAGCAAGTGCATCTGTGCTTTATTGGAAAAAGGTCAAAAGGAAGATTCCAAAAACTATTGATTTCAACCGGGAAAATCACAAAAGCAGAACTGAAGCAGGAAATACAGGACCAAAGCTGCAGCAAAACGCTGGATGCCATTGACGCGGTGGCCGAGCAGGCCCAGGCAGATATTCTGGCGCGAGATGTACACTTTGAGCCTGTACGGCAGTTCCAGCTGCGGGAAAATGGCAAGCTGCGGGATATTTGCGAGGAAAGCCCCAAGCAACAGGTATTTGAGTACATTGCCAAGGGTGCGTTGGACCCGCTGTTCCGGGCCAAGCTGCTGCCCATCCAGTATGGCAGCCTGCCGGGCAAGGGCCAAATCAAGGGCAAGCGGCAAAACGAACGTATTCTGCGCCGGGCATTGCATCACAAAACCGATGCTGCCAAGTGTGATGTGCGAAAGGCGTACCCCTCCACCACGGTGGAGTGCGTTATGACCCTGCTGCGCCGGGACATTGGCAAAAACAAGGTGCTGCTGTGGCTGGTGGAGGCCATCATGGCGAACTACCCAGATGGGGTGCTACTGATCGGTGGCTACCTGCCCTGCTGGCTGTTTAATTATGTGATGAGCTATGTTTTGCGCTACATCCTGAGCCACCGCAAGGTGCGCCGCGACAAAAGCCTGAAGATGGTGCTGGCCATCACCTGCTATGCGGATGACATCACGGTATATGGCCGCATATCCAACTTGGAAAAGGTGATGCGGGACACCACGCGCTGGGCCAAAGAAACCTTGGGGCTGACCATCAAGAGCGCCTGGCAAATCGTGCATTTTGCATCGTTTGTACAGGAGCGCCAGCAGCGGAACCGCCGCCGCAAGGGTAGCCGCCAGAGGACCCCTGGGCTGGATATGATGGGGTATGTGGTGCGCCGCACCTATACCATTATCCGGGGCCGCAATTTTGTACGGCTGCGGCGGGCAATTCTGCGCGCCCAACGGAACCTGGACACCCTGGGCTATGTGCCATGGTGGCGCGCCCAACGGATTTTGAGCCAGTGGGGCGAAATCAAGCACAGCGACAGCCGGGGCTTTTGCACCAAATATAACGTATACAAACTGATAAAAGCAGCCAAGCGCTCCGCCTCCTGGCGGGGCAAGCAACTGCACAAGCTGAGATTGGAGGCAGCATAATGGCTGAACAATACACCGAAAGGCCTACCGAAATAGAAGTTTTCCCGCTGGGCAGCGAGACCGATGTAATTCTGCGAAAAAGCATCGCCGAATCGGAAACAACTGGCGAAAACGGCGACGTCGCCACCTGCTGGCAGTGCGAGGAACGCCAAATTCGCGTGCCCGGCACCGTGAGTGCAGAGGATATTGCAGCGGATTTTGAAGCGTGGTGGGAGTACACGCCCGGAACCAAAGCGCAGAGCGTGGAGGACGTGCGCACCGAGACCGTGGCACAGATGTCGGCGACCTGCAACGCAGCCATTGTGGGCGGCGTGGACGTGACGCTGACCGGCGGAGAAACGAAGCATTTTTCTTTGACGCTGGAAGACCAGTTGAATTTATTGAGCTTGCAGGGGCGTGTGGCCTCTGGGGCCGATAGCGTCCCATACCACGCCGACGGCGAGGAATGTTCTTACTATTCCGCCGCAGACTTTGGCCGGATTGCGGATGCCGCAACCCGGTGGAAGCTGTACCAGGAAAGCTATTTCAACGCCCTGCGCGGCTACATTTTGGCGCTGGAGACCGTGACCGAGCTGCGCGGCGTGACCTACGGCATGGACATCCCGGAAGCATACCGAACGGACGTGCTGCGGGCGCTGCTGGCACAGCAGGAGACAGCGGATGTGGCGGCTGAGTAAGCACGCGGCGCTGTTTGCCGTCGGCGCGATAGCCTATTTTGAGATCGAGCTGCACTGGAGATACTTTGCGGGGACGCTCCCCGTACACTGGACGATGCCCATTTTGGGCGGCGTCCTTTTTCTTTTGCTTGGCGGCCTGAACGAGTGGCTGCCGTGGGAAATGCCGTTCTGGGGGCAATGCCTGCTTGGTGCGGCAATGGTCACGGCTGCCGAGTTCGCCGCCGGGTGCGTGCTCAACCTCTGGCTTGGGCTGGGCGTGTGGGACTACACAGATATGCCGTTCAACCTGATGGGGCAGATCTGCCTGCCGTTTTCCGCCGCGTGGATCGTCGTGTCCGCTGCCGCCATCTTGCTGGATGACTGGCTGCGCTGGCAACTCTACGGCGAGGACAAGCCCCATTACCGCTGGATATAAGGACAACTCACAAAATCGTTTCGCGGCTTCTCCGCCCCCCCGACCGGGGCGGAGGGCCTTTTGTTTTGCAAAAAAAAGAAAGGAATCGCCATGGATGTAATTTACAACGCGATCGACGTCAGTAAGCACCAGGGAAAAATCAACTGGGAAGCGGTCAAAAATGCGGGCGTGACGCACGCGATGCTGCGCGCGGGGTACGGGCGGTACAAGAACCAGGTTGACCCGCAGTTTGAGCGCAACAGTGCAGAGTGCGAACGGCTGGGCATCCAGTACGGCGTGTACTGGTACAGTTATGCCAGCACACCGGCGGAAGCACGGCAGGAAGCACGCTGCTGCCTGGCCGCAATCCAGGGCAAGCATCTGTGTCTGCCGGTGGCCTATGACATTGAGTATGAGCCGTGCATCCTGCGCCTGACCAACGCGCAGCGCACCGCGCTGGTGGAAGCGTTCCTGGGCGAGGTGCAGGATGCGGGCTACTACGGCATCCTGTATGCCTCGACTGACTTCATCCGCAATCGCCTGGACTGGCAGGCTTTGACCTGCTTCGACTGCTGGCCCGCGCAGTACGGTTCAGCCTGCACCTGCCCCCTGCCACATGGAATGTGGCAGTACAGCAGCGCCAACGCGCTGGGCGTGCCGGGGTTTGGCAGCCATCTGGATTGCAATAAGGTCTACAAGGACTATGAGCAGATCATGATCCAGGCTGGGCTGCAAGGCCACAAGACTGCCGAACCGGATGCCGACACGAAGCCAAACGCGCTGCCGCTGCAAAAGCTGACCATTGGCCCCGTATCCAGCGGCGATGCACTGACGCTGTACAAGCTGGCGCAGGGGCTTGGGCTGGTGGAAGCAGGGCTGTACAAGGCCGAGCGGATCGGCGGGCAGATCATGCAGATCTTGACCATTGGGCCTGTGTCGAGCGGCGACGCATGGCTCATTATGCGCAAGTGCGCCGCGTTGGAGCTGACTGACCGGGGACTTTACCTAGCGGAGTATGTGACAGAATAAGGAGATTTTTATGAGTATGATTGCACTATCTATTGTTATGGCCATCACTGTTGAGGGACTTGTTGAGCTTGGAAAGAGCATCGGGAAGGCTGCGCTGGACGGTGACCGCAAGACCGCCGCCACGCAGTTGGCAGCGCTGATTATCAGCTGCGCGTTGTGCATGGCGGCGGGTGCGGATGTTTACGATGCATTGGGCGTATCGTTTGCTGTCCCATGGCTTGGCATGATTCTGACAGGCATCCTCGCGTCCCGCGGCTCGAACTACATTGCGGATTTTGTTAAGCGCCTGCAAACCATTGCCACAGACAAATAATACTCTTGTGCGAATCATCCTATCGCCCCAGAAAGGTTGATTGCACATGAACAGTTTTATCGGATGGATTGGCGGAAAACGCGCTTTGCGCAGCGAAATTTTGGCGGCATTTCCAGATGACGTTGGCCGTTACATTGAGGTCTTCGGAGGTGCAGGATGGGTGCTGTTTGGCAAAGACCCGACTAGGCAAATGGAGGTATTTAACGATGCCGACGGCAGTCTAATCAACATTTACCGCTGCATTAAATACCACCCGGAGGCCGTCGCGGCGGAGCTTGCCCTGCTGCCGGACTCCCGCGAGGTGTTCTTTGACAGCGCCGCGCAAACCGACTGCAGAGGCCTGACAGACATCCAGCGCGCGGCGCGCAGTCTCTACCTAATCAAGATGAGCTTTGGCTGCGACCGCCGTACTTTTGCGACTGCGCCTAAGATTGCAGGCAACATTTCTGCATCTTTTGCGCCCGTACAAGAGCGGCTGCGAAAGGTTATAATTGAGCATCTGGACTTCGAGCAGCTGATTCGCACCTACGACCGCCCAAACGCTCTATTTTATTGCGACCCGCCCTATATGGGGACGGAAAAGTACTACCAAGCAGCATTCAGCACCGCTGACCATGAGCGTTTGGCACGAGTTTTACATAATATTCGCGGGCGCTTTTTGCTTTCATATAATGATTGCGAAGCTGTCCGTAAGTTATACGAAGACTGCGAAATCACGCCGCTGGTGCGGCGGAACAATCTGCCCAGTGTTTCCACAGGCGAATTCCATGAGGTGCTTATCAGCAATTATACAAAATCGCAGGGAAATGCCTAACGAAAATCGGTAGAATGTATCGTTCTAGAGGACATTTTCCCAGAAAGTGATACGATTGCCTGTAGGGGCGATAAGATGATCCGCAATCATCTTTCCCGCTTGCTAGGGGAAAAGCATTGGTCGCAAGCCAGACTTTCCCGTGAAACCGGCATCCGCCCTAACACAATCGGACACATTTGCAATGACTACGCAGAAGGTATAACCTATGAGCAAATGGATCGCATCTGCGAAGCCTTGGACTGCGATTTGAACGATTTGCTGGAGTATGAGCCCAACAGGGTGCGCCGCACGGGCAAAAACCTCATTGTGGAAGACCACGGAAACCGCAAACGCAAGTAGGGACAAAAAACGGTGATTAAGGCAAATTTAATCATGCCTTAATCACCGTTTTTGCATTTATAGGGTAAAAATTAAAACGCTTTATTTTTCTGTTCTATTCTCAATCTGTTTTTTGTTTTTTTGCAAAGCTACACTCGGATTTATATTTTTCGACAATTTCCAATCCGTCTGAAAATTCAGATACACTGACCGTTTCCGAAAAATCGCTTTGATACTGATCAATGTA